GTTCCTCCGGATTGGAGAATCTGTCTGAATGGGAAGCAGCTCACAAAGAAATTGAAGATGCTGCGAAGGCGGCGGAACAGGCTAATAATGCAGTTGATGGCTTACATGACTATGTGGATGGGGCATTTGCGGATGGCATTATTACGGAAGCCGAAGCAAAAGCTATTGAAAAGTATATCAATACTGTCAACAATACCAAACAAGCTATCGAAGCGACCTACAATAAGCTATATACGAATGTTTATTTATCAGGGCCTGCAAAGATCGGTTTGCTTAATGCTAAGGTTACATTGATGGGAAGTATTGAGAACCTTATAAATGCTATTAATACGGTCATCGCTGACGGACAGACCACTGTAGAGGAAAAAAGAGATGTAGATAATAAGTTTACTCTGTTTAATTCAGCCTTAGCGACTTTCAATACAGCTGTTGAGGAAGCTAATAAGGCAATACAGGATAAACTAAAGGAATATTCCGACGAGGCACTGAAACAAGCGATGCAAGCTTTAGAGGACGCTGCAGATGCTGCTAAAGCTGCACAAGAAGCTGCCGATTCAGTTGAAGGATTGCATAATTATGTAGATGGCGCATTTGCGGACGGCATTATAGACGAGGCGGAAGCTAAAGCTATTGAGAAATACTTAAATATAGTCAGAAATACGAAATCTGCTGTTGAAGCTACATATAGCAAACTATATGTGAACGCTTATCTGGAAGGCTCTGCTAAAACAGATTTACTTAATGCTAAGGTATCCATATCCGGTGCTATTGATAATCTTATAGCTGCAATCAATATAGCTATTGCAGACGGTCAAACAACTGTTGAGGAAAAAAAGAATGTAGATGATAAGTTCGCTTTATTCAACTCTGCTTTAGCTAGTTTCAATACAGCCGTTGAAGGAGCAAACAAAGCCATACAAGACAAACTGAAAAGCTATTCCGATGAGTGTACAGCCGATTTGAAAGTACTCAATACTCAAATCTCCGCACAAGTAACTCGAGTTGACAGCCTGACGCAGCGGATAGATACTGCCGGGTGGATAACGACTTCCGACGGTAATAAGATATATGCTTCTAAAGAGCTGGAAAACGGTAATACGCTTATATCTTATATTAACCAGGCAGCAGGTGAAACGACGATTCATTCATCTAAAATTAATTTGGAAGGTGCTGTTACAATCACCGCACTGCATAGTGATCTGCAGACAATGATTAACTCCAAGATTGATCGAGACGGATTGGGTAAATTAGCATTTGAGGATGCAGTCGAATATGCAAAACTTGGTACTACCATTGTTGTAGGTGGGTATTTGAATACTGACTATATCCGTGTGAAACGTATTGATGCGGACGGCGCAAAGGTTGGAGGATTCACTATTGATAACGGTCGGTTAGTCTGGAAAGCGGGTGATTATTTCGGGGATATTTCCCGCAGTCTGAAATTGGGATATAGTACCACCTCGAAAGAAGGTGTAGTGCATGTTACTTTCAATCCAGCCACGGATGGTAATTTCGGTATTTCCGCTATTGGGGCTGGTTTTGGAGGAAGTGCTGCTATTTATGGTTCTACCAATCTTAAGACTCCTAAATATCCCGATAATTACATTTATGCGGGTTTCTTCGATGGCAACGTAAGGGTACTAGGAGATGTAACGGCAAATGGATTCTTTCCGAGTGATGGCAATGGGAGTTATTGGTCTGTTATTTCAGATAGCACAATTACACTTTTAGATCCTTCTACACGAGGAAAGACTTTGCATATAGTAAAAGGGTTAATCGTTGAAATAAAATAAAAATTATGAAAGTAAATCTAAACAGAAACTTACTCGACTTTAGAGGTCGGGAGTTTGTCGAATTGGTGAATGGTAAGGAAAGTAAGAAATCTCTTCGTGATTTGGTGGCAGAGGCATTATTTGCAGCAGGCTCTAATCCACAGAAGAATATGGAAACTTCCAAGAAATTACGAGCATATAAAATGCTACAACAGATTATTAACAATCGTGGAGTACTTGATATTGAAACGGAAGATGCTGCTCTATTAAAAGAAATTTGTGGAGAGTATCTTACTGCAGGTACGTACGGACAAATTTATGATTTAATAGAAGGAGGAAACAAGGAATGAACATCACAGCAACTAACAGTACTGCAACAACTAAGGTTACAGACACTATCAGAGTTAAATACAGAATATCAACCCGTGGTACCGAAGCGGTGAAAGATATTACTGCCGAGATTGTCAAAGATGAAACGACTGTCGGCTTCTTCAATATTTCGCGAAATGGAGTAACCGGATTCTCGCTACATGAGGATCATGGACTAACCTCTGGCGAAGTGAAACAAGTATTTCAGACAGCTATTGATGATTGTAGCGAGGTATTAAAATAAAGTATTAATATTTTAGATAAAAATGATATGGATTATTTCAAAAACTTACTTATTGGATTGGTTACCGGCATAGCTGCTTATCTCAATCCTATTTCTGGGGAGATCAAAAGTCTTATTGCTGTATTTGCCCTCAATTTCATTTGCGGGCTACTTACTGCACTCCTTATCAATCATGAGAGTTTTTCTTTTAAAAAGGCTTGGAGGTGTATCGTAGAAGCAACTATTTTCTTTACCTTGGTTAGCTGTATCTACTTTATTGGTGAACACAAAGGAAATCCGGAAGGTGCGCTACAATGTGTTTCATTTATTACGTATAGCGTTTTCTATTTCTACGGGGTGAACATTCTAAGGAATATCAAAGAAATTCTACCCAACTCTAGCAATGGTTACAAGGTAGTAGCTTTCCTGCATTATGTATTAAGCGTTGAGTTTATAAAGAACATTCCCTATTTAACGAACTATCTGCAAAAAGGAGGTGCTAAATGATTGAAGTCATGGGGTTTATTTTCCAAGACTTTTGGCATTGGCTAGGAACAGTGATTATGATAGCTGTCATTTGCCATGTCAATTTGATTAAAGTTGGTCCATTAACTAAGAAGGAGGAGAAGAAATGAAGACTATTGATGCAATTATCATCCATTGCTCGGCTACGCGCGCCGGGCAGGATTTAACCGCAAAAGATATTGATCGTATGCACCGGGCGCGCGGATTTAACCAGATCGGATATAACTATGTTATCCGGATTGATGGGACGGTAGAAAAAGGGAGATCTTTAGTGGTTGACGGAGCGCATTGTAATACGAAGGGTTTTAGCGAATCTTCGTATAATAAACATAGTGTTGGTATTTGCTACATAGGTGGCTTGGATGCAAACGGAAAGCCCACAGACACAAGAACGATCGCTCAAAAAGTGGCTTTGCGCGAGTTGGTTGCTAAACTCTGCAAAGAATATGAGATAATCGAGGTTCTCGGACATCGTGATACTTCCCCCGATCTGGACGGAAGCGGAGAGATAGAACCGACAGAATATATTAAGGCGTGCCCCTGTTTTGATGTACGAAGTGAATTCTCCAACTTCTTGCGCAATACAGTTATCCGACCATGAATCGATTAATCTACATTATCATATTGCTGACGTCAGCAATATGGTTTATATCCTGCGGCAGTCACCGTTCGAATATGAAACAGGATATTTCTACCGATCTTGCAACTGAAAGCCATAAGAAAGATTCTGCTTCTTCCGATAAGAAAATAGAAATAATCGAATCGGATAAAGCTACTGAATCGGTTGAATCCTATGAAGTGAATTATGATACTGATAAACCGGTTGACCCGGTCACCGGTAAACCTCCTATTAAGTCGGAGAAGTGGACGGGAACTAATAAGAATTCAGACTATAACCGACAGGAGAATATTGATAATAAAGAAAATTCGATTTCCGATGAATCGACGTTTGCCCAGCAAAAGGAAAACGTTCATTTGGAAGCTAGTAAACAAAAGGATGAATCAAACATATTAAAACAGCTCGGATGGGCCGGAGTGGGAACTGCTCTGCTTATTATATCTTGTATTATTGCTTGGTTAGTGTACAAGAAGAAAAGAAAGAAGAATAACCAGTAACCAGACCTTCCGGGGGTGAAAGAAAAAGCCCCCAGCCGTTAGTAAATGCTCTAACCTACCTACTAACAACATGCGCCAGAACGCACAGCCGGGGGCTTAAAGTCCTCTGCTGCGTTCTGGCGCATTTGCGTTTTGTGTAGGAAGGTTAGAGACTACAAATATAGTTACTAACGGTAAACTTGCAAAATAATGAAGAGGAATAATGCCGACCGAGTATTAAATGAAAGACTTCGGGCAGGAGGAAAAGCATTAAAGTATGTACATAGTAAATTTGAAGAGACGCAGACCTTTATTGGTAACTATTTGAAGTTTCCTGAAATTCTGTCTTCTATGGATTTTATAGGTCAGACTTTAAAGAAAGATAATAATTTGTAGATTGTTGAGGTAATTTCTATCTTTGCACCAACACTGATATCATAATCAGTGTTGCGTTAAATGAACCGTCTGGAATGTGAATTTCGGACGGTTTTTCACTAAAGTTGCAAATGTTCTACTATTGTTCTACAGAAATGGTGTTAATAATATGTTAAACCATTTATTCATCGTAGGTATAGCTGTATTTGTTGTGAGATTCCGGTTCTGAAGGTCGTGCGTTTGAATCGCACCGGGTCACAGAAAAATCCCTTGATAATCAGTTGATTATTGAGGGATTTCTGTTTTCTTATACCTTGGATAACTAAAACTA